CCCAGTGGGTATTTAATACTTTAACTTCATTAGATTGGTCGGTGTCAGGGTCGACAGTACGACGTTGTAAGAGTAGGGCACCCAGAGCTAAATTATAAATTTTTGCTTTAGATAGTGCCATCGTCTCCGCCTTCTAGTAGCGGATTAACGGCCCGCTACAGGTTTCTTTTTTTCTTTAAGGTGCTTCTGTCGAAGCGCCTCTGCTTTAGGGTCTACACACTTCATCCACGCACCTAGCTTTTCAACACTCGGCACCTCGAACTCGTCACCCTCTACCTTACGTAGATTATTGAAAAACCCTGCTCGCAATGCAACGACTTTAATACCAGATGGTACTACTGGAGCAGCTTCCACAACTTTTTCAACTTCTCCTTGAGCCTTTGCAGACTCAAGGGCAGGCATAGAATCACGATTCGACATATTATACGTCCGCGTCTACTACTTTAGGGAATGATTTGTATACTGCAAATTCATCTTCAGGAATGATGTAAACATCTAAAGAAACGGTAGTTGTACCGCCAGTTGATGAGTTACGAAATCCAAGAAATTGCTTAGTCATCACACCTTGTGGGCAAGTGATGATAAACTGATAACCCGCTGTAAGAGTCGCAGCAGCAATCGACCGTGAAGCAAGAACGTCTAAGCCTGAGCTTAGTGCAGCGTTAGTTGCTTGAACAAGTTCCATTGTATGCGTTGAACCTGCGCCAGCGGCAGTCGTTACCATACACAAAAGAGCAACTTCTCGACCAATGCTTAGGTCTTGAGCTGCGCTTTGCTTTTGGTAAGAATTTGTAGATACAGTCGCAGCACCCGTGAAGGCCTGCGCTGAACTTAGTTGGTTTTCTACGTCAAATCTCATTTTAAATCCTCCAAAAAATTGTTAACTAATTCTTATTCTATTATGTTACTTGAGCTTCTGAGTTCAACAATGCATCTGAACGACGTACTGGACGACCCAAGAACATCAATACTGGAGCACCTTGATAGTTTTCATAAGTCAAACCTGCACCCGCGCCAACTTTAGTTAGTGCTTGTTTGTGCAAGAAAGCTTCGATTGTACGGTTAACATACCATACGCCCATACCGTTTTGTGGGTTATGGATCTTGTATGCCGCGCTAATCATCAAGTCAATGATGTCAGCAGCGCCAGAGCCAGTCTGTAAGTTAGAAATATCTAAGTTACAAATACGAGCTGCTTGACGATAATCTTTTACAACTAGACCGTGGTCGATCTCAAATTGCTCTTCAAAACCCCAGAATGAACCAGCGTTACCGTCTGAATCAAGAGCTGCGATTTGAACTTCTTTGTTACCAGCAGAACGATCAGTACGCTTCAAACCAGCTTGTGTGCCAGCAGGATAAATACCGAACACTGAACGCTCACCCCAGTGACAGAGCAAGATTGAAGTGTTGTCTGAACCTGTACCGCCACCGTCGATGATTTGTTTTGAAGTCTCTTCAGACGCAGAAAGCGTTGAGTAGATATCAAAGAAACCTGCAACTTTGCGGTTTGAGGTAAGAGGTGAACCATATATAGTCAAGTTGGCATGTTCAATGGCGTGAGCCTGAATATGACCTTGAGCTTGGTTCCATCTGTTATAAGCAATACGATCCATACCACCGCGCTTTGCAACAGCCGCATCAATTTGAGACTTTGACTCAAAGTGAGCTGCAGTAAATGTGCGCTCTTCGATTGTGCTCTTTGAAGCAGGAATCGCTTGGTTGGCTTTACGATAGTAAACTGAAGGTAGAGCTGAACGAATATCTTCCTTATGAACAGTACCTTCGTTCATCTCCATATAAGGAATATCATTCAACATCGGGTTTTCTTGAATAAGAACTTCAGCAACTTTGCCGATCATCTTATCTTTACTTTTTGATACATCTAGTAGTGTAACTAGTTTTGAGCCTAGTGCCGCCATATTTTATTTTCTCCCTTTAGGTATAAAATGCCAAATGATCTTCAACATCATCATTTGCTTTAGTTTGTACTATTGGTTCACCCTGTGTCAACTTTTCTGTAGAATAAAGATGTTTGGCTAGTTTTGCCAAGTCCTTCATAACATAAGGAGGCAGCATTTGCTTGTCCTGTAATAGTCTACTTTTCAGATTAGGCATGAATTGGTCAATTACCTTCTCTGCTTGTTTAATGTTATAGGCGAACTTTTCCCCTCCAAAGGTCGGGTCATTCTTAAGTTCATTGTGCCAATCTACTGCCATTTGCTTCTTCTTTTGTTCAATCTCTATTCTTCTATTCTCTAAGGCATCGTTTAATTCTTTATGTTCTGCCTTCTTCATGTCTGCCATTGCTTGAGCAACTTCTTTAGTAATTCCATGCTTTTTAGCAAATTCTTTAACAGACTTAGCATCATCTTCTGGTAGGTCTTTAACATCAATGTCTAGTTCTTTTGCTGCTTCTGCCGCTGTCTCAGATGCGGTTTCTTTCTTTGGTTCTTCTTTTGGAGCCTCTGGAGCCTTCTCGTCATACCCAGTTGCAGCTACAATTTCTTTCTCTGCAGGAGCATCTGTCTTAGGATAACCGTATTCATCATAAGGTTCTTCAGATTTAGGAGCTGGCTTCTCAGCCTCATAGCCACTTGGTGAAGTGGCTTGTTCTTTAATCTCTTCCATTATAAATTTGTGCATATTTATCCTTCTCCACTTTAGCTAATATCTCACCTGAGATGTCTGCATCAGCTTCAGAAACTAGTTTAAAGATCGCATTACCTGCTCTTAGATAACCTAACTTATCCATCAATAAGTCACCTGTTAGACCCAATTCTGGCAACTCACATACTCCAAGATGTTTGAATAAATACCCAAACATCCTCTTCCCAGACACAGTAGCAAGCACAGCTCTGAGGTCAAGAAGCATATCTCTATGTTCGATAGCTTCTTTACGTTCTTCTTCTGTCATTAGTTCAAGTTATCCGATGCATCTACACGTGAAATTACATACCAGTCAGCACCATCGTACATGAACATGGTAACGTCGCCTGATGCAGTAATAATGTCAGTAGTACCACCGATAAGACCTGAAGATGTCACATCATAAGTGATGGCACCTTTAGAGATTACAACAATAACTTGACCTTCATAAATGCCAGTTCCATCAAAGTCAGTGATAGTTACAGCACTTGTGCCAGTCTCAAAGTTCACACCAGCAGCTACACTTGGAGTAGCGTCAAGGTCTGTAAACGTAGCAGCCGCACCCATTGATGCTTTTACTAAAAGTTTATCAGATGAACGACTGCAATCTAGACCTAAACTGCATTGAACCTTGTTAAAGAGTTTTAGATCAGATGACCCGTTAAACCCTTGAAATGCGAAAGCCGCTACCGTCGTTAATAATACTACCATTGCTACTATATGTTTGCTCATACTTGTTCCCCTTGTCCTTGGTTATTGTTATTTACACTTATTCCAACATCTTTAGCGGCACCTGCTGCTTGAGTCAACATTTCCATCTGCTGTTGTCTCTCCATCATTGCTTGCCGTTGTTCTCTCATCGCATCTACTTTTTCTTTAGGATTATTAAGTCCTGCAGGTAAGTATAAACGATCTTCATAAAGGTCTGCCAGCTTGTCAAGATTTGCTTTGTCCCATATCTCAGGTTGCAACTGACCAACTGCACTTATCATTGTTACATATCTTTCAATCGCTGGTAGATCTGCAGCCTTCTGAGCCTGCGCAAACACAGAGATAAACTCAGGTCTTAAGAATCTACCTTGCAATTCAGGTGGCGGTGGCGGAAGATATGGATCTTCATCCAATACGTAGTCCATCACGAACTCCGCCACAGGCACGTTATATGTCCAATTCAAACTTTGTAAGTTCGGGCCAATAATCAACTGCTGCTCATTCACAATAGCATTAGTCTCTGTAGCTGTTCTAGTCTTCGGATTTCTACTTAAATATAATAAATAATCAGCATAATAAAGCTTATCAACTTGCTGTCTTAAATCGCTCACATCTTGTATGAGAGTACCAATTGCAGGGTTAACTTCAAATACAGTCCTTAGTCCCTTCTGTGCCAAACTAGTAGCGTCTAACGGTACATAAGAATTAGGAGCTGTGGTAATATAAGACTTCTTTAAATTGGCAGGACCCTGTAATGGTGGCTTAAGCATCTGCTCTAACGCCCCAACGCATCAGTAGTTGGACCCTTCTCGCCATACTCAAAGTTGCCTGACGTATTAGACTTACCAACAATAAACGGCTTACGTTTAGAAGCAGTAATACTTAGGTATTTGTCCTTATCTTTAGGGTCAAAACTAGAAGTACCAAACTCCATGCCATCTTGATAATACTGCCCATTTGTGCCGCCAAGTTCATAATAAACAGACAGCCATTGTTTGTTTAACAATGCTGGTTCTTCGCTTGGGTCATAATCTTCGTTCTGATAAATAACATGAACGATATCTACCATCTGAGCGTAGTTGCAATCATCATACATCTTCTTAACTCTTGAAGATATATTAGACCAGTCGTATTTACCGTTCTCGTTTTTCTTAGCAAATCTATCAACTAGTGCTTTTGCACTAAGACTATACTCTCTAACTAAGACTATTGCTTGTCCAAAACTATCATTTAATACGTAGTAAGAACCTGGAGTTAAAGTGTGAAAAAATAAGTCGCCATCGCGCTCGTCAATATAATGGGCACCAGTGTTAAAAGTACCATAGTCATAATAAAACTCCCCTGCTGCGTGGTAAAAGTTACCAGAGCTAAGTGCTCTAAATGTACGTTTAGCAAATATTTCAAGCCATTCTTTATTCTGCTGAACGCTGTCTAATGCTGGATCTCCTGTACTAATTCTATACCACGGTCTAGTGGCAGAGGTATTACCTTCTAAAAAGCCCGCAACGTACGATCTCAAAGCTAATATATGAGTAGAGTCTACAATGTGCTGGTTATTACGCTCACCTTCGGTTTGTGAGAGCATCCATTTAAT